TCCGGGGCTGAGGTCAAGCCCGCCTACGTCGCCGGTTCCTGATTCATTCCTGCCTGCAACCATAACCACACACAACCACACCCATGAAAAACGAGAACCTTGAATTCACCACGACCCTCAAGTCGGTCCCCGTCAAGATCGATGGCAAGGATTACACGCTCACCGAACTGACTGGCAAGGAGCGTGACGCCTACAACACCGAAAGCGCCAAACGTCTCAAGATGGAGCTCGATGCGAAGGGTCGGGCAACCCCGATCGTTCGCAACTTCGATGGTTATCAGACTGAGCTGATCACCATGGCGTTAGTAGACGCAGCTGGCAATCATGTGCCCGAGGACATCATTGCCGGTTGGCCCGCCAGCGTGCAGGCCGCTCTCTTCCGCAAGGCCCGGGAACTGAGCGGACTGTCCCTCACGGAGGATGAACAGGCTCGGATCGAGGCGGCCACAAAAAACGTCTAAACGGCAACCGAGGCGAGCGCCGCATGTGGTTTCGGTTAGCGGACCGCCTAGGGATGCCGCTCCAACGCCTACAGCAAGAAACCTCTAGCACGGAGTTCCTCGAATGGTGCGAGTACATGCAGGAAGATTTGAAGGTGGTGCAGCGTCAGGAGTTTTACCTGGCTCGCATTGCTGCGCTGATCTATGCTGCCGCGACTCACAAAGCTACACCATTGAAGGACTTCATATTCGACTTCGCTCCTGGTCCCCAGCCGAGCGAGGAAAACATAGACGATGAGGAAAAGCGCCAGCGTCATATTCAGCGCTCAAAGGCCAATTGGGCTGCCATCGTCGGACAACCCCCCAAGAAACCTCCCCCTAAGAAAAGGAAGTAAATGGCTGTCGCCGGCGCTGATTCGCTAGGCACACTGGTCCTGACTCTGACCGCCGATGGGCGGCAGTACATGCAGGGCCTGACTGATGTCCAGAACGCTACCTCTGGAGCAGTCGAAACCATCGTCGGAACATTTGAGTATGGGTTTACCGCGATCAGCGCCATCGTAGCGGCGACGCTAGCGGCCGCAATCAAGTCCTACGCTGACTTCGAAGAGGACCTCGTGGCCGCAACCGCTAACATGAGCGGGGCCACTGAGGAAATGAGGATTCAGATGGCAGCCACGGCCGTTGAGCTGTCGAACAATGGGGTCAACAGCGCCGATGATTTGGCCAAGGCCTATGGCGCGTTGAAGGAGAATGGGAAAGATGCCGCTCAGGCCATCCGGGACATTGCGGTCGCAGATCAGTTTGCGATCTCCGCGCACACCGACTCTGCGACCGCTGCCCAGACGCTGGCCCGGGCAGAGGTAGCGGTGGGAATGGCCAGTCGAGATGCGGCGACTGATGCTCAGCATTTGGTCGAGGTGGCGGACGCGGTCACCTTAGCTGCTCGGGAAGGAAACAGCTCGCAAATGGCCTTTGCTTCGGCCCTGGCTTCCTCTGGAACGCAGATTCGGATGTTGAGCGGAGGGATGACAGAAGGTCTGGCCATCATGGCGGCATACACCCAGCAAGGCAAGGATGCTGGGACGGCTGCATCCAACTTGAACATGATGATTCGGTCGCTGACCCAATCTGCCTCGACTCACGCGGAGGTCTGGAAGCAGTTTGGGATGAGCATCTATGACGCCTCCGGCAGGTTGAAGCCCATGGCCGATATCATTGGGATGCTGGAATCACAGATGGCCGGACTGAGTCCACAGGAGACAAGACAAATGGAGCAGATGCTCGGGCTCCAGGCTCGTTCACTCATGGCCATGCAAACCTTGTTTGGAATGAGCGGGGCGATCCGGCAGATGCAGTCCGACTTTGAGAATGCCGGCGGGACAATGGACAGCGTGGCCAACGTCCAGATGGGTACCTTCAACGCTCAGGCCAAGGAAATGTGGAACAACGTCCACAACCTATTCATCACCCTTGGTTCGGAATTGGTTCCTATTCTGGAAGCGTTGAACAAGTTGCTGATCCCAATGTTGAAGACTTGGACAGATAACGATGCGGCGATTATTTCTAACCAGGCACATACTAAGCAGCTCACTGAAACCCAGAAAACCTTTGTCGAAGGAATTTCACTTGTCATCGATCTCGTTCGCTATCTGACCGAAGGCTTCTTGATGGGCGAGCAGGTCATCATCGCCCTGATGGGGGCATTCAACGAACTATGGCTCACTGCCAAGATGGTCTTTGGGGCTCTGACCTATATCGTTGACGCCTTCTACGTCGGGGCCCGGGAAGGACTTGATGTCCTAGTCGCGGGGTTCTTGGAAGGGCTGACAGACATGGCCGAGCTGGCCAACAAGATTCTGCCTAAGAAGCTTCAAATCGATACTACCCAATTTCATGCAGCGATTGCGAGCGTGGTCAGTGATTATGATGCGCTGAACAATCAGCTCACCCAGTCCAAGACGAACATGGACACCTATGCCAAGGACTGGCTCAACTTTCAGAAGGACCTCGTGGCCGGGACGGACGAGTACACCATGGCCCTCGACCAGGTGGACAAGCAAATCGAGTCGGTCCAGAATTGGAAGTTCACGGGCAGTGCCTTTGAGAAGAGCGTCAATGACATGGTGACAGGAACAGCGGGGGTGGCCCATGCGTGGGGGACGGTCAACACCCAAATCCGGCTGACGGGAGGATCTCTCGAGGACTATACTCATCGGGCCAGCCAGCTACCACAAACAGTGGAACTGCTCAAGACCATTGCCAATGCTTGGGAGACCAACGCCCAAAAAGTCTTGGACTTCAACAAGGCCTTGGGATCGGGTCAAGTCTCTGTTTCTCAGTACCTGATGGCCATGGAGAAGCTGAACGTCCTCGGGGTGGAAGATCCCTTTGCTAAGACGATGGTGAGCTTGACGCAGCTGGACGATGCCTACGTCAATGGACAGGAAACCCTAATCCGGTATAACCAGCAGCTTCGGAATGGAACCATTTCCCAGGCTCAATATGATGCCCAGGTCGCAGCCGGGGTGATGAGCACAGATGCCTACACTGCCGCGCGAGAGAAACTCCTCCGGACCTATACCCAAGTCAAGACTGGTAGTTCACAGCTGGACGCCATCACCGCGCTCAAAAACCAATTGACCGATGAACAGGCCCTCTGGAGACAGGAGCAGGCTGATTCCACTCACTGGGCCACCCTCACTGCTCAAGATAAGGTTCGCATTACCGAGGCCGCCAATTCCAGGATCTTAACCCTGACTCAGGATCTGGCCAACAAGCAGAAGGAGTTCTATCTGACTATGGATCAGACCGTTCTCAGTTCTGCTTCCACGCTGGCCACGGGGCTTGAGAATTTGGCTACCAAGGGTACCACTGCTTACAAGGCTGCCTACGTCATGGAGAAGGCTATCGCGATTGCGCAGGCCATTGTCCAGACTCAGCTGGCCGCGACTAAGGCCTTGGCCGAAGGGGGACCGATCCTGGGTCCCGAAATGGCCGCGATGATGGAAGCATTAGGCTACGCCAACGTGGCGGTCATGGTAGCAACCGACATTGCCAATTTCGAAGGTGGAGGGTTTACTGCTAGCGGCTCCCGATCGGGTGGGGTGGACAATCGGGGAGGAATGTACGCTATTCTCCACCCGGATGAACAAGTTATTGACTTGACCAAGACCCGCGAGGGGCAAAGTCATTCCGTCACCGTTAATCAGAACTTCGCCAGCGGAGTGTCCCATGCTGAGCTGAATGCCAAGGCCGAACAGATCAAACGGGAGACCATGCGAGCAGTTCTTGATGGAATTGCCCGAGGGGGAACCTTCCGCAAGAACGTCCAACGGTAATTTCACATGCCTATCACCTATCCTTTAGACCTGCCGGACACGCCGGGGTTCATTGAGTTTGAATGGGACCCGACCTCGGCCGTAGCGCGCCAAATTAATCCTTTCGACTTGACGCGGAAGATCTACGTCTGGGAAGGGCAGATCCGGCTCGCTAGTGTGAAGGTGCAAGCAATGCCACTGGCGGCGGCCAAAAAGTGGATGGCATTCATTCACAAGCTCAATGGCATCCAAGGGACTTTCTATATGCAGGACGAGGTCGCCGCAGCGGTGCGGGGGTCCTATGTTCCAAGTGGCTCCTACCACCCGGAGGTGGATGGAGCAAATCAGACTGGCTGCGATCTGGTCACCAAGGGTTGGCCCCCTAGCATTACGAAGATGCTTCTGGCCGGAGACTGGATTGCAATTAACAATCGGCTTTACCAATTGCTCGATGACGTGAACTCCGGTGGGGGAGGGGCAGCTACTTTGACGGTTTGGCCGAACGTTGGGGGGATAGCTGCTAACACGGCTATTGATGTCGGTTCCGACGCCTATGGAATTTTTCGCCTTACTGACTGGCCGAAGTTTCCCTGGAGCGAGGATTGGTTTATGACCGGCTTTGCTTTTGGTGCAGAGGAGGCTATTCCCTATCCATGAGCTCGGGCACTTCACTTCCCCCGGTCGAACGCACTCTTACCGTTGAGACTCTGGCACTAATTGCCAAAGGCGTTATCCAGCCGGTAATCTTTATCTTCGCTGATTTCCCTAGCCTGCCCCGTTATCTATGGACGGGAAGATACAATTATACCGATGGGAGCGGACAGACCTGGGTAGGAATAGGGTCCGTGGTAGGCATTCAAAATCTGACCGAGTCCCTTGATAGTGGTTCGACCGGCATCCAGGTGAAAGTGAATGGACTTGATCCTACGATCCGGGCGCAGATTGTGAGCGATGCTTACCAGGACCACACCGTGGAGATCACTTTGGCGTTCTGGAATTCAGAGACTAAGACTATTGAGATGCCACCGGAGCCGACCTGGAAAGGGACACTCGACAGTGATGCTTCGGACATGGGTCCTGATACCATCTCGCTCACGATCAACTGTGAGAGTCGGATGGCTGACATCCTGCGCAAGCGGTCCTGGAAGTACACCGACGCTGATCAGCAAGTCTTGCATCCAGGGCTAGGGGACACTGCCCTTTCGAAGATCACTCAAATCATCGATATGAACATTCCGTGGGGGAAGGCCGGTTCACCAGTCCTCGCGGGCACACCGGGATGATCCAGATTACACATCGTCTGCCTAATTGGGAGAAACATTATCATTCCGTCATTGCCCGTCGGGAGTGGAAGCCCTTCCACCGTCGGCTTAATGATTGCGTTCGCTTCACTGCCCTAATGATCTTTGAGATTACCGGGGTCAAGCTGGGCGAGGAGTTCACTAAGCAGTACCGCTCCGACTTAGGGGCGAGTAGGCTGCTTTCTAAGCTCGGGAAGGATGGTTTCCTCCACGCTGCTGATAAGGTCCTCACCCAAGTTGGAATTCAACCATGCGACTGGAGAATGGCCCAGCGTGGGGATCCTGTCTTCTTCTCCGGAGACGTGGGCAAGAATGAATTGGAGCAGGGATTAGGCATTTGCGTCGGGCAGTATGCGATGAGCCCGGGTCTAAAGGGGCTCATTAAGATCCCGATGAATCGGGCCAAGGCCGCTTGGCACATACCCTTCTGATCATGGGCATCGAAACAATCGTCATCTATGGGCTGTACGCGCTGACCGCAATCGTCGCCGTTAGTGCCTACATGGAGGCCAAGCGGCTGAAGAAGACCGGCTCTGGCACGACCACGATGATTCAGAGCGCCACTCAAGCCCGCCAGATCATTTATGGGAGGCGCAGGATCGGAGGGATTGAAGTCTTTATCTTCACCAACGGAACCAATAATGAGTACCTCAATTTCATCCTGGCTCTGTGTGATGGGCCGATTCAGCAGGTTGAAGAGCTGTGGTTTGATAATGTGAAGTGTCCATTGGCTGCAAGCGGGGCAGGCTGGGTGCCGACTGGTACAGTCCTTAATTCCGATGGGACCTATTCAGCTAATCCCTGGATTGGTCATGTCTATGTTGAGTATCGCTTAGGAACACTCGACCAAACCGCGTTAGCAATTGGAGTGGATCCATCTGGGCATTGGGGCGAAACTGACAAGATGGTTGGCGTGGCGTGTGCCTGGGTCCAGATGAAGTATGATACGACGGTCTTTGCGAATGGGGTGCCTAATATCAGCTTTGTGTGCAAAGGTAGGAATGACATTTGGGACCCACGGCTACCGACGACCTCTGGTGATCCTTATCCTACCGCTTACACGGATAATCCGGCGCTCTGTCAGAACCACTATGTCATGTTGCCCGACTTAGGTCCGGGGCTGTCGGTGAATGAGATTGGCGTGGATGAGCTAATTGCTGCGGCGAACATTTGCGATGAGATTGTTCCAACGAAACCTTCCTGTGCCTCTCGCTCTGGTTACGTTCCGCAGAAGAGATATACCTTTGATGGGGTCATTTCGATGGATGACTCGGCGGAAGATATTATCAACAACTTCATTGCCTCAATGGCCGGGACTCGTGTCTACTCAGGTGGGAAGTGGCGCGTCTATGCCGGGGCGTGGGTGGAGCCTACCTTTACCGTCGATAAATCAATTCTAATTGCTAACGTCACTGCTTCAACTCGCACTTCGAAGATTAATCGGGTGAATCAGGTTTTTGGGACCTTCACGTTGGAATCAAACAACTGGCAGGCAACTGATTACCCGGCTTATGAAAAGAGCGATTTCGTGACCGATGATGGGGGTCCGCTACCTAATCAAGTCGACTTTGATTGGGCGAACACCATCCCTCTGGCTCGGCGGTTGGCTAAGATTAATTTGATGCGGTCTCGCTTCTCTGGAACTTGCTCAATTAAAACTGACGTCAATGGGCTGCGCTGCGAGGCGGGATTACCTATACTTCTCTACATTCCTGAATTGGGGTACGTCGATCCCGACAACTCAGCCAAGGGTATGCCTATGCTGGTGGTGACTTGGCAGTGGTCGGTCGGGAGCGATGGGGCAATTGAGATTAGCATGGACCTCCAGCAGGTTGATCCATCGATTTGGGATTGGGACCCTGAGTTGGATGATGACAAGTGTGATAATGCTACTTCCCCACCAATTGGAGTGATCCCGCGAGGACCGGTGCCCATCCCTGGTGGTGGAGGAGGTGGAGGCAATCCCGGGAGGTATCCAGACCTGTTGCCAAGTCCTGCTGTCTATGGCTATGCTGAGTGCCGGATGAAGACCTGTCAGGGTTCATTCTGCGGATTCAAGGAGGAGGATGGACAGGAGAGCGACCCTCCCCGTTTCTACAAGGACCGCACCAAGGTTGGCACTATTTCGCTGAAGGAATACAACAACAGCGGCTGCTCAGATGGCGGGGGCTCCTCTTCTGGCCAGCTGAATCCTCCAGACTATGATGGTGGGGGAGGGGACACGGCCACCGGATATGTCACCTGGTACCGCCTTAACAATACTACCCTCCGATTCACTGGACACTGCTCCTCCACTCTAGGTACCCCCAAGATTCATATTGGGGGTTCAATCAATAACGGTGGTGACCCGATTCAATATACCTTCCGGGATGGGGAAACCTGGGACCGGGATTTGGGCTACTTTTCCAATGAGATGCCTGTGACTATCTGGTCCTTTGTCGGTCGGTACAACTATGGAGACCAGTGGGGTGCCCCATCGAGTGCGGCCCCTGGCACAACAGTTGTCTGCTACTCTCTGAATTGCCAGATGCACGACACC